TGTACCTGAGTGACTAATGCGTCATCAGTAGAATTACCGCTACCACCTGCTCCACGATATAGTGCCATGTTATTCCTCTACCGTCTTTTGTTTCTTAGTTTGCTTTGGAGTCTCTACTACTTCTTCGTATTCAGGATGCTTTCTCATAGCAGCAATGTCATGCTCTAGAGTGAATTCAAAAACATTACCTGATGATTTACATTTAAACTTAGCCATGATACTCCTTATCTTTATTAAAGACTCCGTAGAGTCCTTAAGAAAGACCCCTCCGAAGAGGGATCGATCTAGCTATTAAGCCGGTACTGCGAGAGCAACAGCAGAGCCATCACGCAACTCTTTCACACCGAACAATGTGTCGGCAGTGAACAAGTCACCGAGGTACTCTTGCTTGTACTGAGTCTGAGTACGAACACCCATTTGCTCAACCAATACTGCGAAGTCACGATGACCGAGCAATACGATACGATCGCCATCAGCAGCAGCGTCAGCGTTAGAAGTTACGAATACTGGAATACCGTATACGTTACCGATTTCACCGTTGCGGATTGTGTTGCTTGAACCAACTTCACCAACGAAAGCTTGCTCAGTGAAGCGAGCGATACCCATCAATGTGTTACGTGTTGATGGAGGAACGATCAAGAAACGACCATCCATTGGAACATCGCTGTCGTCTAAACGTTGGATAGAACGACGGATAGCAGCATCAGTCAAAGCACCGGCTGTACCAGTGTAAGCAGTAGTACCGTCAGCACCAGAGTAAGCACCAGTGTAAGCGTTTGTACCGTCACCACCGTTAACACCACGACCCAATTCGAGGATCAAAGAGTCAACCTTGCGAGCCAAAGCGTAGCCTGCATCATCAGTGTAGAACTGACGCATAGAAGCCAAAGCTTGAGCACCAACGATGTCTTCGATCAGGATTGAGTATTCCCAGTGTTGATCGATGTTAACAATAACTTCAGTCGCTGTGTCTGTGTTCAAAGTAACTTGAGTGTTAGAAGCTTTTGCGTTAGCAGAACCACGACCGGGTTTAGGAATGTGAACTGCGTCACCTTTCTTACCCTTGAAGTTCATCTTCTTGATCAAGTTAGCAGCAACCAAGCTCTTCTTGTAAGTAGCAACAACCTCATCACTCCAAATCTCTGGAATAAAGTTCGCTGCTGTAGTTTTAGTTTGATGGTTAGCACCTAATGGCATTTTTTAATTCCCTTCTATAGATTTATAATTAACCTCGAACTCTACCTTCTGCATAAGCCTGACGAATCTCAGGTTCTAGTGCTAGATAACGCTCTCGGTCAGTCATCATTAAACGTAAAATATCTTGCCTACGGAAAATTTTCTGAGGCGATTCCCCTGATCCACCTGCTTGCACAGATGCAGCTTTTAGGCTTTGCTTACGTTGTTGCTTTTCTTGTGCTACCATTTCGTTTGATGCCTCTTCAGCTCGCTTAGCACTCACACCTTTCAGTGCTTTATAAGTACTTAGGAGTTCATCGGCAGCATCTACATCGTAGTTCTGAGCAACCGCAAACAATTGTAAACGCACTTTTGATGCCTTTACCCAATCAGCAAAATCCGTAGAATTTGCGATGTCCATATAATCAGGATGTTTCTTTTCAATCTCGCCTAAAGCACGTGCAATGCGAAGCTCTTCAGCTTGTTGTTGTATGTTCTTTAGAACCGGATTGTTTTCCACAGCATGATTAATAGCTTTTGTGGGGTCTTCAAAAAAGTCAATCTCTTGAGTCTTAGCCTCTGGCTCAACACCTTTCGGTACATTGATTTGCTGTTGGATTAATTGATCTACAAGCTTACGTGTCTCACCTACCTCTTGAGCCTGTCTTCCAATTAGCTTTTCAGCCTCTTGGTGCATCCTGATAATCTCTTCTAAGGACTTGCCTTTGTACTTCTCAGGAAGCTCAGGTTCATTAGTATCTTGAGCATCTATGTTATTATCATCACCATCATCAAAGTTGCCTTCTTCAAGATTTTGATTCTGATTGTTTACGTCATCTTGTGGATCTTGGTTATCTTCCAGATCAAATAGTTCAGCCATGTATATCCTCCTGTCGCATTTCACGATTCTAGGAAATTAAAAAATGACTCGGCAGTCAAGAGTCTGCTTGTGAGTCCCTACTCTTTACCGTTCTGCTTTCGTTCTAGTCTCAGCTTCTCAGCTCTGACTCTATTCCAACGGTCATAAGCCGATGGATGATCTCCAGAGAACGGTTCAAGATAGATTCCACAGGCGGATATAATCCGTTCTGCAGAACCCATTTCGCATTCAGTGCACACAACAGTCTTTACCGTCTCATCAACGAAGTGCTCTGTTACTGAATGACAATTCGCACACTTAAATTCGTAGAGTCTTCGGCTCATACCTTTGCCTCCTCTTGGAGTTGGTCATAAACCTCTCTACTAGCGTCTTCAAGATTGAGAATCCAATTAATAATGGATAACTCACCCTTTTTAAAATATAATTGTTCTAGAGAATCAGCACCTTGTAACGTATCGGTGGCATTCTTCATGGTTTTAACGTCTTCAATCAGCTCTTTCCAAGCCTTTGAAGAAAACATACCAAACCGATTCTCGTAATAATCCTGTAATTCTCTGTCCATTTTAACTTTTTCCTTGACTAAGGAGTTAAACTATGTTAATATGTATATATTATAACACAAAATTACAGGTTTGTCAATACATTATTGCATTTTTCTAGCCATCTGAGCCATAGCAATACGCTCATTAGAGGCTATATCCTGCTCTTTTAGGGCTAATGCACCGATTTCCTTACGGATTTTGAAGTCTAAAGGCAGATCTCCATCAGGTTTAGTAGCTTTTAGCAGGTCAATCTGTAGGCTAGGTGCTACTGCTTTTGCCTCTTCAATCGCTCTAGCAGCGTCTGCTTGGGCTTTTTGAGCCTCAGCCATAGCACGGGCTGCCTCAGCCTGAGTTCTCTCAAGGAGAGCCTGTTTAGTGGCTAAATCTAGCTCTGCTGCAGCTTGTGCATTAGGATCAGGTTGAGTCATTGCCTGTAAAGCACCGATGATTTGCTCACGATTAGAGAGGCTAGAGGACGCTACAATACCCTGCAAGAGTACAGGGGTAATTGGAGAGTTACCTAGAGTCTGCATTAGACCAATCATTTGTTGTTGTTCGTATTCACGAGCGACCATACCCATTGTTGAGACAGGGACAAACTTAAAGTCTTGTACTGGATAACGCTCAGGATCAAACTGCATGAATCTCCAAGCTGCTTTCTGTACGAAGGGGATCAAGAAGTCTTCTTGGAAGTTAATCAACGCACGTTTATTCTTCTTCATCAAGCCTGATAGAGCCATGCTTAAGCCTGCACCAGAGGCTTCGCCTGCAGCTACCTGAGTAGGCATAGCTGTAGAGTCGATAGTGCCGGTAGCTTGCAATAGCATTGCTTGGAATGTAGAAGCAGTCTGCAAGTTGGCAGGGTCTGTTACACCAAACTTGAACGGTTGTAGAATCTCATTAGGATTACCGTTAACTAAGAGGTTCTTACCGGGACGTACTTCATACTTAGCACCACGTGGGAGACGTGTAGCATCCATAGCCATCATAGGAGCAGTAGTCAAGGCTAAGCTGTCAAGGTGTGAACGCACGTTAGCGTCCATTGCCTTCTGCATATTGTAGCCTTTTTCTGCTGTACCACGACCCCAGAAGCGACCGGGCATAGAATCTGCTTGATAAGCGATGATAGGACGATCCTTCATCATGTATGGAGACTCTTCAGCCTTCAATAAATGCTTACCGTCAGCAATAACAACAATAGCTTCTACCATGTCTTGGTAGTCTTCTTTAGCGTCATCGCTGAATAGTTCTACTAATTCTGTATCTTCTGTCTCGTCTAGCTCAAGTAAGTACTCACGTGGAACTAAACCGTAGTAACGGATAACAGGAACCTTGTCCTTGTCATAGTCTACTAGCTCTTGAGTCTTATCATTGACTTCTGCCTTACGAGTAGTACCGATATTGCACTTGCGATAAATACCCTTAACCATGCCATCTACGATTGTGTGTAGAGATACGTACTCTTCTACAGCTACACCGAGTGCTGTATCGATAGATAGGGCATTAGGATCAATTAAGAAATTTAAAGGGATAATTGGATTTAAGCCTACCATGAACTGTGGCTTTTCTTCCACACCGATGGCAGCTACTTGTGTACCGGGGATTGGCTGAGTAGCAGGAGCTAATACAGTCTTTTCTTCTACAGTTACTTCAGCAATACCAGTACCATAAAGCTCAGCTAATAGGATAACCTGATCAACTGCTTTCTTAATCTTTGTGAACTTGAAGTCCTCATGCATTTGATTACGCACGAGATCGATATCTGATTTATCAGGATCTTGACGGTCATCAACGATATCAAAGAACTCACCACGACCGAATACAGCTTCAGCAATCTCTGCCTGCTTAGACTCAATAGCTTGCTGTAGAGCAGGAGTAATAATACGTGATCTCTCAGATTCACGGTTCTTATCAGAGTCTTGCCAGATGCCTCTGAAGAGACGCTCATACTCTTCCCACTTAGGCTTGTAGTTAACGTCTCGATGCTGTCTCCAAGAGTCACAGCGTTCTACAACGAATGATACTAACTCGCTATTTGATTCCGACATTTCATCG